AGGCTTGACCGCAGTAATCGCGACAGAAGGATTAATGCCCAATCTCTTAGCCCAATGCTCGTTAGTGACGATAGCTTCATTACGCATCTCCGTAAGCCACTTCTTGAGTTTACCCTTGTCTTCCCGTCCTGAGAGCACAGGGTGATCCATGATGCCTGTAAGCGATACACCTAACAGTGCCTCTTCCTCTGTGTTGGTCTTCCACACGTTACGTAGGTAACGGAAGTCAGTCAGGGTAGCCTGTAGAGTTCCAAGGATAGACGCAATGCGTACTTTTCGTTTGAGGCTTGCGAGTGTATCTTCCGACCTGATAACAACTTCTGATAGATTGCAGAATTGATAGGGTCTGAGGATGATTTCGCTACATGGATTAGTTCCAAAATCATAGGTAGCATCTCTTCGCTCGTTCTTTGCAGATTGTTTTTGACTTGCCACTCTGCTAAAGACACCTCGTTCACCAGATCGTGATTCATATAGACTAGTCCATTCGTTTAGAAACGCTTCAAAGTCTGGCTTCTCTGTGTAACACGCAGAGTTATTCGCTAGACCACGTTGTGGGTTTTCGTCCCACCACTGTCCGTGCTTGCATCGTCGTAAGCGATCGTCTGTGAGGTTACTGAGGCTGATTAGGGCGCTTCGTCTGACGCCTCCGACAACGACGATTTGAGCAATCTTACAGCAAAGATCGTGGCACTCAATGGACGTAAGGCGTCTCCCAACTGATCCTTGAAAGAGTTCGATTGTGAACTTGAAAAGATCGACGAGAGGTTCAGGACCACTTGCACGGCCTCCGAAAGTCTTGAGTGGGGAACCTGCAGGTCGTACTCTGCTAACGTCCCATTGGGGAACTTGACCTGAGTACAGCAGTGATACCAACTCCCTAAACGATTTCGCCCATCCGACCTTCGAATCCGCAACATTAATAACTGTGTCGGTTGCATGGAATGTCTCCGCTACTTCTGGTAGTTTACTGATGTATTGGCGTTCTACACTAAAGCCTACCCCTGTGCCACACAGCAGGACGTACATCAGTTCGTCAAAGGCCTTGGGGTGGTCTATGGGCAGGTAGCTACAGTTAAATCCTGCTACGTTGTCACGGTCCAAAGCCTCGCCAGCGGTCATCAGTGCTCGCATAGAGGGCATTACGTCTAGCTTGTGTATAGCCTCGTACACTTCTTTACGGTTGCTTTCGGGCAAATCGTCGCCCCAATAGTTTACGTATCGGTTGACTGTTTCTTCCCAAGTCTCCCTGCGCTTCTCTTCTGGTAGATACCGTGCATAGCGAGACTTGTGTATGTACTGTTGATATGCGTCCATTATCCGTCCTTTTCTCTTACTAAACAAACTGGTTCGTAATAAATTTTGTCTACACATATTCTGTTAGGTATCCGTGTACACTGTGTTTCTTTTACTTCTTTGGTGCTCCACCTAAGACACGGTGTAGTTTCGGCAGTAGAGCAGCTGTTCAGAAAAAAGAAAATATACAGGATGACTAACATAATCACTATGTAGTCTAGGGGTATCTTATTAAACATCAGACACGCCTAAAGTTTCATTAATGATGGCTTGTCCTGCCATCTGTAGCAGCATGTACACCCCATCAGGATACTGCTCGTTGGACGCTACTTCAAACATTTCACCGTCTTCGTACATCACAACAGCCACCTTTACCTTTCGTCCCTCTTCCTCGTGTTCCATCGCCTTGACTACAAACGCTGATAGAAACTCTGATGTGGTGATCTCTTTCTTATCTTCATTTGTCTTACCAAACTTTCCCTCTACTACTTTCATAAGGCAATCTCCTTTATGAGCCAATCCAGATAGACACGGGCCTTGCGTAGATCCTCTACACCGTTCTTATACTCGTAACGCCACAGGTACTTCAAGCAGTTCCCCTTGAGATACCCCTTGTACTCCTGTGGGTGCATAGACGCCTTGATTGCTTCAATGGCCTCTATCGCTCCCTTGTTGTAGTGATCCGGTTGTGTCACAGGGTTGTGCTTGTCCTCTGGGTGATACAGTTTACCTACTGCTGTCTTAGACACTTTGTTCCACTCTTCTGGTGTTGCTTCGTCTATTGACATTTTTCTGCACTCCTCAAACTTCTCTGTACATTCTTCTGAAGATAATCCCTGCTCTTCACAGATTTTTTTACGTATCTCACAGTCTGAATACCAAGTCCACTCATTCCGCATCGACCTCTTCCTCTAAGTCCTCTTGAAACTCATCTAGCCTGCGTAACAACTTGTCTTCAAACCTGTCTAGTATTTCTTCTGAAGAGATCTGTAGTGCTTCCAGAAGATCGTCAGGATCATAGAACCGCAACAGCTTCTCCTTAATTTCTTCTAGTGTCAGAGACATAATCAACCAACTCCTTAAGTGTGTCTATATTATACCATAGTATTTCGTGTTTGTCACACCATTCAGCCATAGTATTTTTGGTACTTTTGCTCACTTTCTGATTAGGCTTCATAAGTATGAAGATAAGTTCTTGATCGCTTCCAAGGCAGTTAGCGATTGAGCGATACTTCTGGGTGTCTCCTGCTCTGAAATATCCTTTGCACTCAATGAGATACGTTCGTCCGTTGAGTTCATACACAAAGTCAGGGGTGTACTTCCGTTCGATCCTGTACGGGACTTGGAACGGTTCGTATGTAAAACCAAATGGTTGTAACTGCGTTGCAACATCTTTTTCAAACTCCGACCTAAAGTTTCCTAGTTTAGACTTCCGCGACCTTCGGCTCATTGACCACCTCTGTTAAGTATCTGGGTCCACTTGAGTACAGGAAGGTTCTTACTCCGGGCCAGCAAGTATGCTTGTAGGGACAGTAGGAACAGCCGACTGCGAGCTTTTGATTTCCACTTTTGCCATCTGGTACGACCTCGTGGCAGTGCTCTGGTGCTTCTGGCTGCTCTACTAGCTTTTTTATGCGGTTGATGTGCTCCTCTATGTCGTATCCAATCTTATCGTACACAGGAGCCTGAGTATCCTCAGAGTCGTACAGCAGATACGTCAGGTGTCCGTTCTGCTTGTCCATAGCTAACCAACCAAACTTGGTTTCACCTTCTGAATGTGCATACCCTTTAATTTGAGCAACGTATCCAAACGGATCATCATAAGCCAAACTTCCGTCTTTGAATTTTTTAAACCCAAAAGAGGAAGTGCTCTTAACATCAGTGACAACACCGTCAATTTTGCAGTCCATAGACCCCGTGATACCCGCGACTTCACACTGCTTTTGCTCATCTGTAACCTCGTGTCCTGATAGTCTGGTTAGAAACAATAGCATCTCTTCGATCAGATGCCCGTACATAAACTTGACGTAGGTGTTAGGAGTCATTTCCTCCTGTACGTCTGGGTTGTTAACTACGTTCCACAGGTAACGATCATCACGACCTATGTTAGACATTCGCAGCTTGCGCCCGTCACGCTTCTCTGTGAACAGATTTGACATGAGCTTCTTACAGTTCTCACCAAACCGTTCAATCTCTTCGTACAGATCAACGTCATCTGGCACTTCTTTGGAAGCAACAACAGCGTATATGTCGTCTACCAGTGAGTAAAGTTTGTTCATTTATGTTGCTCCATTAGGTCAGCTAACGCCGCCTGTGCTTGGTCCGGTGTGCAATTGAACCACTCACCTTTGCGTTCATACGTTTTATCTAGCAGGCTGTGCGCCTCTGACTCAGCAGATCGTCGGTCAGTCACAGACCAGCAAGTGAACAGCGCGTAGTCTCTGAACGGTGAAGACGTTTGGTATCCGTTGAGCCTGTCCTCTGAGTCCACTGCCATGCCTACCTTGACCCACTCAGGAAAGTTAGGATTAGTAATGATGTACACCTGTCCCTCACGGCTCAGTTCGTACTTCGCTAGGCTGTCAAAAGCGGCGTCAGTAAACGTCTTGTAGCGTCCCGGTTTGTGCAGAGGATGGGATTGAACAATATACTTACCGTTTACCCACATTCTGTTGTTGTTTCTGTACCGCTTTCTTTCTGGGCTGTCCTTATAATATTTTCCATTTACTTTTTCGTAAACCACGTTTATCTCCTTAGTGTGTGTCTGCCCATGTGTCTCCAACTTTGTACTCTCCGTCGAGGGGGCATCTGAGTTCAAAAGAAATCCCAGCCGCCTTGATGCACTCCACTGCGAGCCACCCGTACTTCTCTGCTTGTTCTGTAGCCACCTCCGACTGTATCTCATCGTGTACATTCCCTACAAACTTGTAATCAATCCCGTGCTGTGTTGCGTAGTCATCTAAGAGAATCAAAGCCCTCTTCATAATGATTGCACCAGCGGCCTGCAACAGCGTGTTTAATGCACTATGTTCTGATCTGACCCAGAGCTTTCGTCCGTCGAGTCCAGTGAGGTGCCCTTTCCTAGAAGCTTGTCCAACTCGTTCTCGTAGAGCTTCAAGAGCAGGTGTATTTCGTAGAAATCGCTGCCTAAGCGTATAGCCATCTTTTGCAGTTCCTCCGACGATGCTTCCAAGT